AGGTTTCCTCCATCGATGTCGTTGATGGCGTAGCCAAATTTCCGGACATGTCTGAAAAGGTATTATTGTCTGGCGAATTTGAGGCTCAGGCCAAGTTTTCCATGAGGAAATTGTTTGGCGTGCTGTCCGACACGTGTCGGTCTTGTAGGGTTGCTACCGTGGACGCCGTCGTACAGGTGGTCGCAACGGATCGCTTTGTTGAGTACAGCGCGTTCTTCCAGAGGTGGAGGGCTTTCATTATGAAAGTCTCGGGAGCAATTGCCGGCGTGTTGGCTTTGGTAAAGATCTATACGATGATGCGTCAAAGGTCTTTGCAGCCTCAGTTGGAAATGCCGAAACCGTTGCCAGATGGATCGTTGCCGGATGGTGAGACACGTGAGTTCATGGGTAAATTGTTCTCCACCAAAACATTGGGAGTGGATAACTCATATGTTGTTCCGGCTTTTGGTGGGGGTGTTATTGACCCAGCTGGTCTCATGAAAATTGAGAGGAATACGGTGCGTGTTACGGTTACGAACGTGACCAATGGAGTCTCCGGTCTGGAGGCTTCAGTTTTTGGTTATGTCATGGATGGATATGTTCTTACCGTATCGCACGTGTTTCTTGAGACTAGTACTAGTGCTAGGGTTGTCTGCCATTCTAACATCGCTCCTAGGGGGTTCGAGTCCTCCGAGCTCAAGAAGTCGATGTGGCGGAAAGTGCCCGGTGTTGACGTTGCACTAGTACCGTGTAAGCTTCCCCCAGGCAAGTGTGACTTGAAAGCCAAATTGAAATTTGGCAAGGCCCGTGTGGGCCAGCGTGTCATCCTTCTTGCGGCGGGTGATCGCCCGAGAGTTGAGGGATACGTGAAGTCCATCGAAGATTTTATCTTTGAAAATGAGGGCTTGAGTGTCACTGTGCTTGGTGCGATTGTCACGTCCATAAGCGGGACGGTCACGGGTGATTGTTCCAGACTTCTTGTCGCTGTGAGCGACGAGGGATTGACCTTGGTCGGAATTCATTTTGGATTGGATAAGTCCAGAAATTTGGCCGTTGCAACTCCCGTTCCTATGGATAGGATTACGGAGATTGCGAAGCAAATGAAATTCGTTCCACAGGCCATGTGCCGTGATGATATCAGCTTTGGGGTTATGATGCACCCCGAACAGGTTCATGAAGGTGTCCCTAAGAGAGGCGTCTTTGCGGATCCTTATTTCCATGAAGCGCAAAAGCTATTGCCCATAGTTGGGGTTGCGGATAATGCGCGTGGTGGAAAGTCCCATTTGAGGAAGAGTGTCTTCTATGATGATGTCGCTCCTATTTTGAAGGATCTGGGTGTTGAGTATGCCCCTGCGGTTCTTAGGAGTGAGTGGAGATATGACGATAAGTATGAGACTAATCGTCTTGTTTCTCCCTATCATTACGGGTTGGACTTTACCTCCAATGTAATAGGTTGTCCTCAGCAGGAGGCGTTGTCGGATTGCGTTGACGGTGTTGAGAAACTTCTATCGCCTCACATTTCGAAGACGTCAACGATTTGTAGTTTGGATGACTCATTGCATTCGGTGGGAATTATGAAGCCAGTTGCTCTTTCTACGGGTGCTGGAATGCATGTCCCCGGTAAGAAGGGTGATTTCATGTGGGAATTGTCTATAGGCGGTGAGACGGTTCGTGCCGCTGGTCAGGAATTGCGTGAGTCGGTGAATGACTTGACGCATCGCCTTATTAAGGGCGATGTTCCTCCGGGGGTGTCCAAGATTGCGTTGAAGGATGAGATTTTAAAGATCAAGAAAGTTGTGAACATGTCCACCAGGATGATTCATGTCGTCTCTTTAGACGAATATGTCCTTGGTAGAATGATATTTGCTGTCTTTCTCGAGAAACTTTATACCCTTCTTCAGGCGTATTTTGGAATGTGTTTCGTTGTCAACGCGCATGGGAAGGATTGGACATGGATTTATAACCGATCAGTGTCGTCTCGTGGAGGGAAGCGCTCGCGTCTTGGAGCTGACTTTCGCGCTTTTGATCTGCATCACCAATTTTTGTTCATGTTCTTCGCTTTTGAGCTCTTGTTGCGGTTGGCGTTGAGGGGCATTGTGATGCCGGATGCGTTCGTTAGGGTTATTGCTTGCTATCTTTGGATGAAGTTGGTGAGAGTTACCCGAGTGGACGGCGTCTGGATCTATTGCTTCCTTGGTGGGCCTTCTGGTGACATTTTCACCGTATACTTTAATTGCGTTTGCCAGTTG